TCAGGAGAGTACTTGTATGAATATGAACTGCAGAAGTTGATGGAACTGTATACTTCCGGAGAGCTGGAATACAGATATCACAAAACTCTTGAGTTATTTTTATTCTTATGCTTCAGCTCATTGCATATAGGGGATGCAAAAGGGTTGGCTTTAGAACAGTTCTCAGAGACAACTTTCACTTATTTTCGTATGAAACTGAAGAAGAGGAAGCCAATGCCAATCCAGGTACCAATCTCAGATCCGCTTCGGCAGTTATTAAGAAACATTGTTGGTACTAGGAAGAAGGGACCTGTTTTTGAGAAGCTGTGTGCTGATCAGACGATGAACAGGTATTTGAAAGAGATAGCTGCTATTGCCGGGATAGAAAAGCATATAACACATAAAGTCGGCAGGCATACCTTTGCAACCATCTTTTTGCGTAAGACAAAGGATATCGCTTCTCTGAAGGAGATCCTTGGGCATTCGGATCTGAAGGAGACATTAGTATATGCTCATGTGTTGAATGAGAGTAAACAAGAAGGAGTACAGTGCTTCAACAGTTTTGCCTTTTAAATTGTACTTTCGTACGGAATGGAGTTATTTCATTGATCTCTAGATAATAGCAGGCGCACTATTTTTGTACAATTTGGTACGAAAATAGTGCGTCTGCACCATTTATGGGCGAATCAATACTGTCGGACAATATCCAAATTCCTGAGCTGCATCAAAACAGGGACACATTTTGATCCATTCGCTCGACTCTACAATCCCGTTATCATTCAGATCCGGAGATGTGTCTCGATGGCCGAGAACTTCAACAATGGGATATTCCTGTTTGAGTCTCATTACGAGATCACGCATGGATTGTTTTTGAGCATCGGTACGAGTATCGGCTGCTTGCCCAGTCATATCAAGACCTCCGATATAACAAATTCCAATGCTGTGTTTATTGTATGATAAACCGGATGATCCTTTTGTGTTGCAGTGTGCTCCCTCGATTTGGAGAGATCTACCTTCTTCAATGGTACCGTCTAAATCTACCACAAAATGATATCCGATTTGGCTGAATCCACGTGCACGATGCATACGATCGATGTCTTTTGCTTTAAAATCTTGCCCAGCTTTAGTGGCAGAACAATGAATGATAATTGAGTCGATGTTGTTCATTTGATTTTTTCTTTTAATTATTAATATTACCTTTGCACCAATTCTGTAAGGGAATATTTCCCTTAATGTTTGTTTTGTTTGTGTTTGTCAGCCGCTAACTCGTGATGAGCAGGCGGTTTTTCTTTTAATAGAAGTGCATCCAAGCAGATACTTTGCGATCCATGATTCATAAAATACCTTTTTCATAAGTTTTGTTTTTAGTGATTAATAATGTATTATTTATGTCCTGGTACTTTCTCCCAGACTGTCAGTAATAACATACCATACGCATCCATCGTAGCGACTAACTCCGATAAACTGTATTACTCCTCCTTTACCTGTTTCTATTTTTGTTACTAATTTTAGTCCGTAAACATCGACATTTAAAGGGTGATACATCCTTCCTATAATCTCGACGATAGGGGCTATTCTTGTTTTTACAGGATTATCATAGACGGTAAGGACCGTACCAATATACTTTTCATCAGTAGGTAAATTGAGAGTTAGACGAGTAGCTGTATCTTCCCCTTTTGCTTCGAGATTGAAATAGTCAGATACGGTATATTCTCCGGTAGCAGCATTTGGGATAGCTCCTTCTTTAAAAGTTTTAAATGGTATTTTCAAGAATCCGGAGAATGTTCCGCTTGTGGCATTAATTTCACCGTTTACTGTAACTTTTGCTTTCCCATTCTCTACCGATACAATGAATTTGTTGTCTATGTTTATACCGGTGGTCATAATGGCTTCAACTAAAAGTTGGCCGCTAATCTGGACTCGTTCTCCTTCGATCTTGATTCCTGATTCATCGGCATTGATAGCAGCAAGTATCGTGTTGGGATTACCGTCCTTGTCGGTACCCATAACCTCAACCTTCCACTCTTTTGCGTTTTGGGTGACCTGGGTACCGATTTCTTTAATGATATCTCCCTCGGCATCAGCAACGGCTTCCTCGAACTTGGTAGTCAACCTTTCAGCAGTCAAGTTAAGCTCAGATTTGCAGCTTTCTGTTGTCACGTCAATCTCACCTTTTGCTGATATCGTTTTCTTCTGAACATTCTCTTCGAAGGTTGCGGTCAAGTTCTTAGCGGTGAGTTCTACTTCTGATTTAGCGGCATTCTTAGATGTCGTGATAGCTCCGTCGGCTTCCTTTACCTTTTCCTCTGCATTCTTATTGAAAGTAGCTGTTAGTTCTTCCGCTGAAGCCTGAATGTCTGATTCAGCAGATTCTTTTTTATCAGTGATCGCTCCGGTCGCTTCTTCTGTTTTTTCTTCTACTGTTTTCTTGAATTGAAGATCAAGCTGTTCGGCAGTCATTTTTAGGGATGATTCTGCGGATTTCTTCGCTTCGGATATCGCTCCGGTTGCCTCTTCTGTTTTAGTATTTACGAGATTAGTGAATGCAAGTACAAAGTCCCTTGCAGTGAGCTGAAGTGTACCGGTTGCTTCTTCTGTTGCTGTAGTGATAGCACCCAGAGCATTCGTCGTTTCAGTCTCGACTTTATGGGTAAAGTCAGCAGACAACTTTTCGTAATTGACATTAAATTCAGAAGAAAGTTCTTCGATTTTGGTCACATGTTCACCTGCGGTGGTAGCTGATCCGGCAGCAGAGCTAGCAGAATCAGAAGCTTCCTTCGCGTACTTGATGACTTCTTGCCATTTGCCGGTGATCCCATCCTCCCTGATTTCGAAGTCGCCGCGTATCTGAATCTCACGACCGTTCAACTCGTCTTCGATTGTCTTGTCATTGTGCAGGATGAATGTACCACGAATGATCACTCCATCGGCGATCAAACCAAACCATCTCTTAACGCTTCCTACAGCTTCCTTTGCCCAGGCAGGAATCAGACCGATATCTGCATGGCCAAGCGTACATCTTACATGTTCCGGATCGGAATAAGCCGCCCAGCTGTCGATACCGTCATAAAAATACTGGCAGTTTGTCCTTGATGAAATACGGATGAATGATTGACGTTCTGCATCAACTATGTTTCCTACTCTTGCAATGATCATGTGCTGGTAAGGGATACTGTCACCTTCAGCTTCAAGGAGAATAGACTGATCGCTGCCCGGATCAGAGATGGCGGTAAACTGTTGAACGGAGTAAATTGTGCCGGTGTTGCCGGGATTATGATAATACCCTATCAACAGGTCACTGTCGGCAAGCGGGTTATTGTCCGCTTCTCTCAAATCCGGATAGACAGTGAATGTCCCGTCTCCGTTATCGAAGTAAGATGCGATCTTGATACTGCTTGTGACTATTTCTTCATCCTCTGTTACCCGGATGCGGTTGTATACAAATTCATTTGTGATAAACTTCTCACGTACAAAGACAGATTTAAACTCAGCATTGCCGAGCTTGTCAATCAACCAGCCTGATACGCCTGATACGAATGTACTTACCCATTCATCTACTTCTTCACCGGCAGCGTTCAGTATCTTACCTGTTGCTTTAGCGGAGGAGATAAATCCCCAAATACCGGTATTGATTAGTCCTGCCATTATTCTATTCCTCCCATTATTCGTATAAGCATTGCCACCTGCTTTTCTAGTTTATGGTAGTCAGCTACGGTGATTCTCTTTTTTTGTTCGACATCAGTTTTTGGTTCATCCTCTATGGTTTCTGTTTCTTCAATATCAGTTACCTCATCCTCTAGCGGTGTATCTTCGTCGATAAGAACGGTCTCTTGGTCAGCAGGATCATCTATCTCTTCATAGTGTTCAGGGAGTTCCAAAAGCGGTTCTTCTAGTTTCTCACCTGACAAGTAGTAGGTGTATCCGAGATAGATTTCATTCCCGAACAGCTGGCTGTCGGAAATTCTGCGGAATACTTTGCCTTCTTCCGCAGTGATATGGTTATTATTTAATTCGTCTATTTTCATATTATACCTCTTCATTAGGGAAATCGATTGCAAATTGACTCATAGGCTTGATGCTGTCGGCTAATTCAGTCCAATTAGTTGCTGTTTTATATGCTTCTACAGAATCATTGGGAACGTATATTTGGAACCTTACAGAGATATAAGACGAAGCGAATGTTCTTGCGCCAATAATTGGGGGAGTCTCTACTGTCGAAATGAAATATTTCATTTGACGACAATAGGCAAATGAATAATTTCCTAAATTCGGAACTGTAGCTGGAAGTATCACATGTTTCAATTCATCACAGGTGTAACAGAAATGCTCCATCTTTGTTACAGGGCAATTATCAAGCAAACCGGCAGGTAAAACCTTTATTTTTGAATATTGAAAACATCCTCTAAAGTCAAACGCTTTCTTATTATTAATAAATAGATTTGCTGGGACCGATTCCAATAAAGAACGTGAGAAACAACCTTCTGGATTACTCCAACTATCGGCTCCTCCAAAATAATATGCATTCGTACAATAGTAGAATAATCGTTCGGGAACGGAAGTGATTTTTGTATTAGCGAAACATAAGTTGAAATCAGAGGCGCCTACATTGTATCTAAATAAATCATCAGGAATTGAAGATATTAATGTTCCCTCAAAAGCTGATTTGAATGTGCTGGCATTCGTGCAATGGTCAAATAAGCCTACAGGAATTGATGAGATTAGGGTATTCCTAAATATACCTGAAAGACTTGTCGCAGCTACGCAATTGTCAAGCAACCCTTGCGGAATAGATGTTAAACTTGTATTATTGAAACAATAGGAAAAAGACTGTCTCTCTGTATCGTTTTTCAACACAAGTCCTACATACTTCAACATTGAGAAACCTGAGAAATTCAAGTTATTTACATTACTATTTCCGAGATCCCAATATGCAACAAGAGATAAACTTCTTTTTGTAATCGCATAGGTCACATCACTACAGTTTTTGATTTCTACCTGATGGAAATCTGAGTTATCATACGTGTGATCATAAGTCAGCTTCCCTGGCCCGACTGCATGATCTTCTGTTCCGTCTCCCCATGATATGATATAATCAGTGGCGTCTGAGGTGACATAGAGAGAAATGTTCTCTCCAGTAACAAGCATCTGAATATTTCCATTCTCTATCGGTTTGAAAGATTCAATATCAAGCCTCATGGCAGCGTTGACTGTAATGGCGGTTAAACTAACAGTAACGTTATCTGTTACGCTGAAATATCCATTTTTAGATACGGTGTATTCATGAGTTTTTTTGCTACCTATTACCAATGTCGTTTCTCCGGAGGCATCAGTAATCCCTGTTTTCCCATCACATTGAATAGTAGCTCCGGATAGAAGTACAGTGCCGTCTTTTACTATGAACTTTACTTCGACCGTGTTTGGTTCTACATATACAGTTAAGGATGTTGCAGACGTCCCAACAGTTATATTACCTGTCTTTTCATAATATGTGTCATGGGTAACAGAATATTCATAGGTTCCTTTTCCCAATGATAAAGTGCATTCACCGTACTGGTTAGTCGTTCCTGTCACTCCATTACATTTTACGGTAGCACCTTCAATGAGCGATGAATTGTATTCTACGATAAACTTAACATCCACGACGCCATATACATACACAGTGTTTGTAGTATCAGATGTTATGGAACCATATGAGAAGGTATTGCTTGCATATCCGTATGCAGACACGGTTCCGGATATAGCCGCACCTCCACGCGGTAAAGTAACATATCCGTCAGCATCAGAAATGTATGATCGGTCTCCAATTGTGACAGTAGCACCTTGGACATATACCGATTGGTTATAAACTCCTACACGAATCTTTCGTAATGGAATATATGTCACAGTATAACTCTGAGAACGTGTACCTGCTACAAGGTATGAACCCTTAAAATCTTCGTGATTTTCACATTTGAACGTAAAATCAATCGTTATGTTGTCTTCAGAAGTTACCTTGTAGGTATATTCGTTTACTTTCTCAACTTCGTAGGCGCATTCGAAGGCTGAATTAGCAAGAGACTTACGCTGAGAAGAACTGAAGGTGAAAGTCGTCACAGGAGCAGGTTTCAATTGACCATATGTGATAGCTAATTCGGGAAATGCTGCCTTCAGTTTGTTGATTTGAGAATCGGTAGCTACAGAGACATAACATTTACCGGTGATGATCGCCTTGTCTACATTGTTGCCGTTTTCGTCCAGTCCTTTCAAACTGATTAGTTTTATGATAGGATCAAGGGTAGATAATGTCCAGTCTACACCGATCAAGCGTACACGCTCTAACTTCATAGTATCAAGCGCAAAACATCTGTCAATTATGGATAAGACATTAGCCTTGTTGGTGTTCTCCCATCTGATTGTCGAAAGATTCCGTACCCCATCAAGGATTAATCCCGCATCAGTCAGTTCCGTTTGATTTCGGACCGTTAAATTTGTAATGGTATCCGGCAGGTGAAGCAACGTCAAGTTACCGCCTTCAGGCAATACTACAGCGGATGTTCCGGTTCCTTCCGCCCATATCTCGCGAATGTTGGAACATAATGCAAGGTCTATTGCTTGTTTCAGGTTCGGACAGTTACGGATATCCAACTTGCGGAGCAGGTTGTTTGCACCAACTGAGAGCACTTCCATATTCGTGTTTCGATAGCCTTCCGCTCCGGATCCGATAATCAGCTCCACCAGTTTGGTCATCTTCGATACGTCAACCGAACCGGGATACAAAGAGGATATATCCCCCAGGCTGCTGATCTGACCGGCGCCAAAAATGATCGTTTCAGTATCGTTGAACTGAATGGCAGGAGCTTTAATATGTACCGGTACATTTTTCTGTGACCGAATGCCGGCTGTATATGATCCGTACTGGACGTTGACATACTGCCCGGCATACGACGTGATGGTCATATCCGCATTAGGTTCTACTCCTTCCCACTCTGAAGGGGTGTACAGACGCAGAGTTGCGAAGTCATTCTTATAGTCTCCGGCAATGTATTTAGAGTCCATGTATTTGAATCGGTTGTACAGCCACCAGCGACGGTGCATCTTGCGGCTTCCCTGGGCAGCATACAGGTATGATCCATTCCCTTCATCGAGTAATGGACGGACATACTTGTACCAGCTGTCCTCATTGTATACTGCTTCACACCAGGCATCTCCCTGTTCGGTATCGAAGAAGCGGATACATTCTTCATAAGTGAGCAGCTTCTTTGACCGCATTTCAGCGTACATGGCTGCGATCTCTTTAGAATATGCCTGCTCGATGTTGTTCCAGAGAGTTGACTCTGCACCGTTCCATACATCCTTGTTACCGATCTGATCGTGGTACTCAACCGTATAGTCAAATGCTGCTACGCCCTCGTTGTTCAGTCCGCACACAGTATCATTATCATAGAAGATGCAGATCCAGTGAATTCCGTCGAAGGTAGTCAGGAACATATTCTTAGCACGCTGGTCGACCATCGCAAAGAGTTCCGTTATCGTGTAGTACGATAACATGAAATTCATGTCCAGGTACTGATCAGCTTCGGCCCGGAACTTCGTCGGGTTATCCTTTACGGAGACAAGCCAGTCAGTCAGGCGCTTTAGATTCGTGTAGTCTTCGTTTTCGTCCGGATAACGAGCTTCGAAGTCTTTCAGCCATTCTATATTACCTTCCGAGTCGACGGTGATATAGTCCGAACGTTTGAAGAGTACACGGTCGGAAGTATTGTTCAGGATCTCCCAACTTTCACAGCCGGCCTTGAATCCGAATGTTTCATTCGTTGACTTATCGTTATTGAAGTTGTATTTGCCCAATGATGTTCTCTCATCATCTTCTGATGTTTGATGCCACATCACCGACGGGCGACCGTTGACTGTCGTCCGGACGCGGGGATCTGCCTTCTGTGCTTCAGTAAGGAATCCCATGCCACGAAGAATATAGTCGATCAAACGGGCCATACCGGTATTGTGTACACCGCTAGATTCGGCGAAGTCCGCTTTGAAGCAGAATACGTTTACAGGTATTTCTTCTTCGAAGATGGCAACTTTATCGGCATGTTCACCGGTAGCGGTCATGGTGAATCCCTGCTTGCATTTTGTCTTGAAGTTCTTTCGAGGATACCACTGTGATGAAGTTCCCTGTACGTCGATCTCTACTCCGGTTGCTACCCAGCTGCGTTCAGGATATTCCCTGTCCTCATAGACAAGGGTGACAGTCTTCTTGTCTCCTTTGAAAGTCGGAAGCTCACCGACGATGGTGAATGAGATATTCTGATTCGCCAGCTTCTCATAGCTGAGATTCCCATAGTCGTCATAAATGCTGTTCCGGGCATATAGCTTGCGCTTCAGTTCAAGATTGTCCATATCGGCAATGTAATTGTCGAGAAGCTGATAGCGGTTTAAGGCATTGTCATAGACACGGATATTAAAGATATCTGCGGTACAGTCACTGCTGCCGATCGAGATCCCGGCCGGATTGGGCTGAGTAAAGTTGTCTTGTTCCGGATACTGGATCAGTCCGCAGATCTCACCGTTGATGTAGACGAAGATCAGCCGGTTCTCCGCTTTCTTTTCGATCACGAAGGAAATCCGGACACGTTCATCCTCTTTGAATTGTGTTTCGATAGAGGTCTGTTCTGATCTGAATATAGCTTTCTGTGCAGTCACTTCAAGTCCGATGCCGGCATTCATGCAGCTGAGGATGACTGAATCATAGTCGGTAACGTCTCTGGTTTCAAATTCGAATTCGATTGTTTTGCCGGTAGAACGGAAGTCGTTGGCAAAGGAGTTGTAGGGGATGGTTACACGTGCATCGCCATTAACGCGAAGAGCTACGAATCCGTCAACTGTCTTGATCCATCCGTTCGTTGCGTAGTTGAATGCGGTAAGTACAGCGAAGATCTCTCCGTAGTTCCAGATGTTTTTCCCTTCTTCGTTGTTGCTGCGGTTTACGGAAGTGAGGAAGAGAACGAGATCCGCTTCCTCCGGACGAACATCGATCTCTGATTCCGTAACCGTCAGGTTGAATGTTTTGGTCACAGATCCGCATGCTATTTTCAGTTCCAGTTCTCCGGGAGTTTCTGCCCGGTAACTCCATGTTTGTCGCGTGCGGTCGATCGTTTGATCACTAATTTCGATTCCATTAGCTGACAGGGTGATATCACTTGTCGTTGTAGCAGGATTATAAACGATGTAGGGAATCAGGAGTGTGCTGAATTGTTCGACTTCGGCAGTCCTGAAGGATGACGCAATAACCGGTGTGTTGTTTCCGGATACAATGCTGATAATATCATAGCGTAGACGATCGCTTTCTACTTCGGTATCGTTGATCGTTGCCGTCGCATAAACGTCGAGCGTATGTGCACCATGCGCCTGTGCCGGGATTGAATATGTCTGCTGACGATTAGATACAGATGTGGTGTAGGTACCCGTTTCTTTACCATCAACGACAAAGTGAATGGTTTTCTCTACGGCACCAAGCGGGGTATATGGGAATGAGATCGCTCCCACATAGGCTTTTGAATCATCGAATGTAGACGTTACGGCAATGCTTACCGCGTTGATCTTGAATGTCAGCTTGCGGGTAGCTCCGTAACTGTCGGTAACTTGTACAACGAGGACGTTATCACCGAGTATCAGGTATTTGCCTATATTGAATGAGACTTCGCCTTGATTGATTGTTTCGGAGGCTACCTGCTTATTGTTCAAAGTATAGGTTGCGATACCTTCGCCCGTTTCCTCTCCGGACAAGGTAGATGAGTATGTGTATTTTATCAGTGTCTCCTTACCATGAACGGCCGTTGCATTTGACGGAGTGACAAAGGCAAGCGTGAGCTTTGTTCCTCCGCCACCTGCGGCTGCTTTCACGGGATAGAATACACCTGCTCGTTTCTGCATCATGTAGTTGCCGTCCGGAACTAGATCGAATGATTCATCTGTGTTGTCCATCTCACCTAGTGAGGTAGAACCGAATCCGCTGTTTTTAGGAACTTCTGTTAATCCTATTGCCATAACATTACTATTTTCGGGATTTTCTTTTTCTGATTCAGTAACTCCATAATCGGTGTCGGCCATCACGACGACACCACCGGACAGCCGGGTCATTTTACCGACATTTAGCCCACCTTCGATGTCGCAGCCCTCTTTGGAAGTAAAGCCTTTCTTGAAAGTATCTTTGATGTCTTTACGTGCATAACGATCATCACCGAATGATTGAGATGCGACAGGCTCAAGTTTGCAGTGTACGCGCTTGTCTGCCAATGGAAGTGATTCGTCAAGAACAAGGATATAAACATTTGTTTTCCCATTCTCTTTTACAGTAATCATTTGTCCGTCATAAGGGGCATAAGCTACAGTGTCGATATTTTGCGCATATCGAGTTGCTTTTTCTAAAGAGTTCCAGGTCGATGTAGAGTCGATAGGGAGACTCCTGGTGCGCTTGTATTGAAGATAGAAACTAGCTCCTGCGATGACAAGGCTAGAACGTGGTGATACGTTTTTTATTTCAGATAGATATTCTACAATTTCAACTTGGTCTTCCATACTCAGACTGTTTTAAAAGTGAATGTATCCGGATCGTTAGGCATTGTAGCTTCTGCAATCCACATTTTATATTCAATAGCTTTACTACCGTTGGCCCCTTCTACCATAATTTTAATCGGACCTTCAGTTCCATTTTCGATGAAGTTGCCAGGATAACTGGTTAGGGTAAGCTCGGTGAGCATGTCTGCAGGGATACATACTGCAAACATAGACCATGTACCAATCGGAAATTTATAGGTACCGGGACCGGTATACAGTCCGTTTGAACTGAGTGCCCGTACTGCATCTGATGTTTGAGGCACAGTATTGCATACACCGGCAAACCATTTACGTCGAACGTTCACACTGATCTTATTATTTAATGTAATTTGCGGTAATACTCCATCAGGGCTAGCGTCGTAGACGACGGTTGCAGCGTAAGTCTCCTCCATTGTATAGTAGCCTGTCAATTGCCTTATTGCCTTCTGTTCCCCATTAACTTCTGCAGAAAACTCTAGTTTATTCTCTTCGATATAATCATAAAAGGCTTTACTCATGGGGCCGTTACCGTGTCTGTTGGCTGTGTAGGTTAGCTGTCCTTTGGCTGTCCCAAACTCAACGTCGTTGGACGTTGAAAGTTTACCTGTTAAAGATGCAGACTCTACACTGGTGAGCATCGTCCTGAAGATACTTTCGTATGTTGTTCCTTCCTTGAGTATGTCCCCAGGGTTTATATTCCCTGTCTTGGGCGAGGTGACGCGAATATCTTTGGACAAGCTTCCACCGGCTTTAGCCAGTGTCTTGTACCTTTCGTTCAAAAAGTCCAAGACACCGGCTAGTTGCTGGTTGGTTACACTGCCTTTGGTGATGGCCTTGTCTATGTGATCAATCAGAGAGTCTACAATATCTTGTGTTGTACTCATCCTTAATTGAATTGTTTACTGAAAACATCTGTATGAATTCTCGGATTATTGAAATCATTGCTATTTAATTCCTGAGTAAAATGTTTCTCCGAATCGCAGAATCTAAGTGTAATGGGTAGACTTTGAGGCGTATTCATATTCTTTGCTATTGCTAAACTATCAGCAGAAGCATTGACTTTGATTCCTCTGTTTCCGTATCCTATAAGATAGATCTCATCACTAGAGAGCATATCAAGAATAAACATCAGTTCCTTTTCTGTCTTGAAACCAGTCTGTACATGCAGATTGTCTACAGTGTTTACTCTCTCCCTGCTTTCAGTATAGTCATTTACTTCTTCATCATATTTCCCATACACTTCATCTTCTCCTTTGTCTTGATCTAGAGTGGGCTTCCCGGTAACTTCTATGCATTCATACGCTCCATAACTGTTTAAAAATTCGATATAGTATCGTTCCTTCTCTATGTTAGCAGGAGAAATGACGATGGTGACTGCCTTGCCTTCTACTGTGATGATTTCAAATTGACTGGCAAGCATATTATTCTTGCTGAAAAAATATTTTCTTAAGGCTTCAAGGTTAAGAGCATAACAGGCCCCGACTGTCAGACCCGAAATAACAGTAGAAATACCTTCTGCTACTTTAACCGTAAAAGTCGTTACTGGAGCAATGAATAATAATGGCCGTATTTCTGTTTCGCGGATAGACAGGACCCTTTGTTCTGTCCGTGTAGACATAAAGAAGTTACCGGCAGCATTCAATAGCTTCATAGTAAAAATGTTGCTGCCTGTCTGATTCAGATGCCTCATAGCTCTTTTGCTGATCCCACCGAGTAATACTTTATGTTGCAAGGTTTGTCGGTCACCTGTCTGATTATTGACTTCGATTGTGTATTCTTTGAGATTGCTCGATGTTGATAGGATGATATCGGTTTCTTCACCCGTATAGTGGGTTGGAGATAAAATAGCTGATAAGATCTCATCGATAAAAACAAAGAAATTTCCAGTTTCTCCGGATCCTTCGAAAATGACATTACTTTGATTTCGGATAACGTAATTGACAGGGGATGAAGAAGTGATTTCCAACTTTACCGGATTCCCTGATAAAGCCATCGTGCGGGGTGAAATTGCTGCTGTTAAACTCATAATTCAAACTGTGTTCTTACAATGTTCTCTGAGGTCACTACTACAAAATTCAGGTCGGCCAGGAGAGAAGTTCGTTCAATGCAGGGAGATGACATCAATGAATAAAAGTCTTCCATTGTTTTGTCTCCATTGCCTGGTAGAGACTGAAACTTCAGAAATACTCCGGAGACATTCTTTATTTCAG